CCTCGCCAGCCTTGATGCCCGAGCCAGCCTCGATGCCCGAGCCAGCCTCGATGCCCCAGCCAGCCTTGATGCCCCAGCCAGCCTTGATGCCCCAGCCAGCCTCGATGCCCGAGCCAGCGCTGGCTACGATGCTCAGAGTGGCGCGCAGGGACCCGCGAAACCGCACCCATCCGAGGTTGCTGTCAATCTCAATCGAGCCGTCAAAATCAAGGCTCTCTGACGCCGCGTAGTAACCTCGAGCGTCCAAGTCAGCTTTGGTGATCTTCAGTGTCTTCATTTTCCCTCCCCAATCATTAGCCCATACGCCGGGCCAGCGGTTCTGCCGGATGCGCTCCGGCTGGCGGTTTTGCCGGCCCCGATTGCCAATCCCGCGCTCCGTTAGCCGTGGATGCGGCCGGCCTTGATCCAGGCTTGAACGGTTTGGCCGGAGCATCCGAAGAGCGCGGCAGCTTGCTTGATGGTGAGGTCAGTATGGGTCACAGGGCGACTCCTCTCGCCTTTAGCGACTCTAGGTATGCCTCGGCACGAGTCGGTTCCGTGTGGGAGATGAGCGCCTCTTTGTCGTACCACCATGCCCACTTGAGACGCTTGCATGTTTGGCTTCCGTCGGTGCGCTGGCAACCTCCGATCAGAGTCCCATCGAGGAGCACGAGGCGAGCGGGGCAGCGCAGGGTTTCAAGGCGCTTCGCCATGATCGCGGCATTTCCTTGCCGCATCTCAGACGCCCCATTGCGGGCAGTCCAGTACAGTTTAGCGACGTCATAGACAGTGACCGGCATTGCAGCCTCTACCCGGATAACGCTCCGGGCTGGCGGTTTAGTGGGATATTGCACCGATTCAGGCGAACAACTCCAGGGCCATCGGGTAACGCGCATCTGACGGGTGGATGGTTTCGTGGGAAAACTTCATATCCCCGCGCATGATCGATATGTGCCCATAGGCTGAAAACTCAGCTATGTAGGTCCGACCGTCTGAGCCGTCAACGATTCGCTGCATCTTCGAGAACGTGAGCTTTTTCGGCTCTCCGGTAGTGGTGCGAACGGCACGCTCGCCTCGGGGAGTCTGTTCGATCTCGAACCGGGCCGTCACGCGCTTGGAGCCACTTGGCCAGTTCTCGATGGTTGCGGTCATTCGCGGGTTGCTGTAGGTCAGCGGCTTTGGTCCCGAGAGTGCAGCGATTAACGCATCTCCAGCGCTTCTGTACTTGATAGCAGTGGTCATCTCGTCCTCAAGTACCCGGATAACGCTCCGGGCTAGCGGTTTAGTGCGATATTGCACCTGGCGGATGCAGAGAGGTTAAAACTGCGGGTATCCGCTAGCCTCTTGTGCGGCTGCATCGGCGGTCTTAGGAACATCGGGAGAATAAGGCAGATACGGCCTAATCGTCTCCATTTGCAATTCTTCTATGATCCGTAGGGCGTCTTCAATCGCCTTACAGTAAGCCTTATCAAAGTCGGTAACGCGGGCTGTTTCGGGCGCTCCGAGCACGTTGACGGCCTCCCAAGTGCGTTGCAGTGCATCTTTAGCGCCAGAGTCATAAACGGACTGAAATGCGGCCTTTTCCTTCTCTTGGTTGGTCATTGGTCTCTCTCCTCACTTGCAAATACAGATTAGTTGGCCGGATGCGCTCCGGCTGGCGGTTAGGCGGTGCCCTGAATTGCTTTGCAGAAGTTCTCTGTTTCGCTCAACCAATCAAGCCACATAAAGGGAGCATCATTCTCGAGCCAATAGAAGATGTTCCCGCGATATGCGATATTGCCGTAAGGCTTGGGAGAAGACTTCTCAGAATCGAGATAGCAGCGAGCCGAACCACAAAGAACCAGGCTCCGCTGCGACGCGACATAGCGAATGCACTTTAACAGCGAATCTGTCTCAGTGGATGCTAATGCTTGGCGAATCTTAGGAATGTACGCTTCACGCTCAGTCATTGGTCCGTCTCCTCACTCACAAATACAGATTAGATTAAGCCGTTTAATGTGTCAAGGGCTATTTTGCTTAAATTGTGAAAAAGATGTGCAAAACGTGAAATAGGGTAGAATAGCGCTCATGGGCGAACTGATCCTTACTCCCGAGCTAGAACAGGAAGTCATTTATCAGGTAGGACTTGGGGAAAAGTCTTTGCGGGCTATTTGCAGAGAGCTGGGATTCTCGCATTACGCATTTCTTAACCATGTCCGTGAAAATGAACAACTTGCTAACCAATACACGCGCGCGAAAGAGATTGGCGACGACCTGGCGTTTGACTATCTCAGGGAGCTGCAGACGATGGAGCCGGAACGCGGCAAGTTCGGCGTCGATCCTGGCTGGGTAGCGTGGAAACGTCAACAGGTTGATACACTTAAGTGGGAGTTGAGCAAGCGCAACCCCAGAAAGTACGGTGAGGCGCTGAAGGTGTCCGGCGATCCCGAGCAGCCGCTAGAGGTGGTGATCCGGCGCGTTGGGGCAAAGCAGGAATAGACACCTACCGTGTTCACTAATGGTGTACACTAACAGTGTGGAGATAAAACACTGTGAGCAATGCGGTAAGGACTGGTGCTTTCGCGGCGTCGGCGAGCCGATTCGTTGCGGGAAATGCAAATCTCCCTACTGGAGAAAAAATGCTGACCTACGAAGAGCAGGAGTTAAACCGGAAGGATCGGTTGGACGAAGTGGGAACGGAACCGGATTGCCCGTTCTGCCAAAAGCCAAGAGTAACCCGCAGCGATTACATTCGGTGCAATCCGTGCGGGGTGAACTGGCTCAACGAGGAAATGAATCTTCCCAACTACCTGAACCTGGACCCGCGAGTGTCACGCGCGGCAGCTGCTCGCATGGCAAAATGTCAGCCGCCTATTGCCGAGCCACCGGCGGACCCTGCTAAGTGATACACTTCCAGCGAGGTGATCTATGCCGCTATTAGGCGCAGTGCAAACCCCGACAGAGCTAGCCACAGGCGAAAAGGTAGCCGTCCTCAACAACGAGGACTTGGCGCTTAACGGCGTGTCGATGGCTGTAGCTCTTACCCCGCAGCCGACAGCGGTAGAGCTGGCTATCCACAACAACACCACTCAGTCCGTGAGCCTAGTGGCGAGTCCAGACCTGACCGCCGCAGACTTCCTTCCGGTCTACAACGAGGCTGGAAATGCTGTGACGGTGGCGACTCTCACGGTGGGTACTGCTCGTGTATCTCCGGGCCTCTACTACGCAATCAAATCTGGTGGCGCGATTGTGGCAGGCACCGTGTGGCTGGCGCGATAGATATACCGCTGCACCCCAAACAGTATCAAGTCTTGGACTGGGCAGAATCGGACTGGTCTGGCTGGATTGGCGTAGGTGGCGGTCGTGGCGCTGCCAAGTCTCGCGGCGCTGATTCGGTCGCTCTTTCCCTTGCGTATGCGCAAAAGGGGATCGTGTCGTGCGTGGTGATGCGCAATTTCGACCAGGTGCGCAAATATCACATTGAGCCGATGCTGCGAGTCTGGCCAAAGCTACAGGATTACTACAAGGTCTCGACGGCCAAGCTCACCATCCCCTCCACGCGATCAGAGATCGATTTCTCCTATGCCGAGAACCTGCCGGATGTGGAAAGACGTTTCCGCTCAGCCAATTACAAATACGTCATCGTCGATCAGGCAGAGCAGTTCATAGAGCTGGAACTGCGGGAAATGAAGAACGCCTGCCGCTGGCCCGGTGGCGGCGCAAAGATGATCCTGCTATTCAACATGGCCGGCGCTGGCATCCAGACGTTGCGCAAGTGGTTTCACACCAGAGAGTTCAATGAGTTTGAAGACCCGAACGACTTCAAGTTCCTGCACGTGTTTCCCTGGGACAACGTAGAGTGGTCGCGTGATGCGCTGGCGGCGGATGGCCTGACGGATGTTGACTACTACTCATGGACAGACAAAGAGAGATTCGACTACTTCGTAACGCGGTCCGATTACGGCAAGTCGCTTAATTCGCTTGACCCGGCGCTGAGAAACAGAGATTTGCTAGGCTCGTGGGAATCGCTGGAAGGTGCATATTTCGGGCGTGTCTTCGACCGGCAGGCAACGATGATCGACGCAACGCAGGTTAATCAGATCCTCAAGCCTTGGTCAACTCGCTGGATGAGTCAGGATTGGGGAAAGGGACATTTCTGTGTGACTCTTTGGCATGGCATTCATACGCTGAGTCCGAGCGAGGCATTTGAGATTCTTGGCTGGCAGATATCAAGACCGGTACGGGTGGTTGTGACGTACCGGCGAAAGATCGTCAATGAGATGGATTCGACGCAGGTAGGGCAGGAGATTGTCAAGGCAACGCCGGAAGGCGAGCGATCCAAGATCAAGAGCTATTGGCTTTCCCCGGATGCGTTTGGCGAGCGGGATAGCGTCAACACTATCGCAATCAATCAGGGAAGAGTTCTCCGCGCAGCCGGAATGCCTGAACCAGAAGGGGCTGACAATGATAGGTCGAGCGGATGCACTCTGATGTATGAACTTCTGGGTAACACGAAGGCAAAGGGAACAGCCGGAGATTTGGTATGGTTAATCTCTTCTGAGTGTCCAGAGCTTTTGGAAGCACTGCCTATGTTAATGCGAGACAAAAACAATCTTGATGTGATTCTGAAAACGGATATGAGTCGGGCGGACCTCAATATCGATTTGGCGGACACCGCGCGCTATGGCCTAAAGAGCCACCTCAAGACCTCGAAGACACCAATTTCTGTTGTGCGGGCAGAAGTTGCTGCACAGTTTGTAGAGGACGGTGTTATAGTGGACCGGACAGAGCACGCAATGGCGATGCGTCGGTTTGAGGCCGAGCACAGGCAAAAGAACAAGCGGAGGGGCAGATGGTCGATAAGATAAAGAAATGGCTTGGCATTGATGCCCTGGAGCGCGAAAACCTGATTCTGGTGAAATCCGTGAAGGCCCAGAAAGAGCGCATTGAAAAGCTGGAGCAGGAGCAGAAAGATACCTTTACCGCCATCGCAGACTTCGAAAAACGTTTGACATCGGAGCCAGTAAAGCCGAAGATTGTACCGAAACCGCCTAAGTTGAACTGGCGACAGGTACAGACCGCAGTAGCCAAGGCAAATCAAGAGTTGGAGGAAGCATGACACCGGAACAGGAAGCCGCGCTCGATGCGACCGCCGCGGAGCGTCACCCGAATCTGGAACCACTTTCGCAGGCTGATGGCGATCCCAGCGCTGCTGATCTAGATGCAGTCTCCGCAGAACAGGATGCAACCAAGGCCACGGGCACCCCGGATACAGTTCACCTGGACCCATTGCGGTACGAATCGCTCATGGCGGCAGAGAAATGCGTGGAAGCTCTGAAGGCTGCCCACGATACGCAGACAGCCGAACTACTCAAGGTCTCTGGCGAGTTGCAGAAAGCCTACGATGCGGTTCAGTCTTTGCAGCAGCAGTTGTCCGCAACGCCCAAAGCAGCAAATTTGGATTCCGCGGCGGCCATCGAAACAAAGGAATACAGCGACGGAACAACGGCGACGGGAGTCGCACCGCTCCCCGACCAATCACCAGCGCAACAGCAAGAACAGGAGCAGACCAATGGGTGAGTCACTTTCACGTTTGAGCAATCCCCGGCGCCCCGAACCAGCCGAATTCTCCAAGGGCAAGGAATCCGAAGGTGAGCACATGGAAGCGGCCGGCGATCACATGCACGCTGCTGCAGAGGCGATGCACAAGGCCGAGCCGGGCTCGAAGCACATGGTTGTTTCCCACGACGGCTATGGGATGAAGTCTCATGGCATCGACGAGGACGGCAATCACAAGGAAACCGAAGACCACAATACGGCACAAGAGGCCGACGATGCGATGCACAAGTTCTTTGGCGAGGAAGCCAATGAACCGGCGCACCAGCACGACGGCGAGGAAGAGCCGCAAGAAGAGCAGAGCCTTTACTAAGGAGCATGTCATGAAACTGTTTCGCCAGATCGTAACCTTGTTTGCCGTGGCTGCATTTGGCGTCATGGCATTTGCCCAAAACCCCGCCAACTTTGGCAACATCGCCAATGCGTATGCCTATGCCTTCGGTGTCAATCCGAACGTCCCGGCGTTGCGTGTAGATCTTGCTGGAGGTCCGAGTTCATCGGGCGCTGCGACACTTACCGTGGCCTTTGGCGCCGTGAGTCTTCAGGATGGAACGCAGATCATTCCCTTTGCTACGAATGAGCCTTTGACGGTCGGCATCGGAGCAAATCAGGAGACGGTGACGCCAACCGCGGTAAGCTGTTCGACTCCGCAAGTCTATCAGTCATGCTCGTTTACCGCGACGTTCGCACATGCGCATGGAACGGGCGACCCTGTTACCACGGGCACCTACGGCTTCGCGGAGGCTGTGAACAAGCAGTTTTCCAAGGGCGGAGGTCTGGTGCTGATCGGTATGGACTTTAAGAACGCCGGAGGAACGACCACTACCGTAACTTCCACTTCCGGCTATGCGACCGTTTCGGTGATTCAGAACATCGGCACCGTGAGCGGTTCGGCGTTCAGTTACAAGAGCACTGGAACCAGCGGCTTACCGGCTGCATATACAGTGACCACTGTTAGCTGGTACTAATGCCAGCCGTCTCCAAGGCGCAGCTCCGATGGGTCAATTCTCCTAGTGGGAAAAAGGCTCTCGGGGCTGCTGGCGTCCAAGAATGGGACAAGGCCAGCAAAGGACTAAAACTGCCGGAGCGCAAGGGCAGCATGATTTCAGCGCGGAGGAAGAAATGAGAAAAAATCTTCTCAGGTTTTCGATATGGGCAGCAAAGCGCCTTTTTGAGATAGTCAACAAGGAGCATGTCCAGCATGTTGCATTCTACTGCCCCGGAACACCAGAAGAACGCGCTCAAAGGTTCAAGGAAGCTCTGGAAGAAACATATAAGCCGGGAGCAACTATATGAGCCTCTTGACCACAAAGAAGCGGAACAGTCTACCATCCAAGTCGTTTGCTGGACCTGATCGCTCCTATCCGATCAACGATGCCAGCCATGCGCGCAACGCTCTGGCGCGTGTGTCGCAGTTTGGCAGTCCCGCTCTCAAGGCCGAAGTTGACGCCAAGGTTCACCGCGAATACCCCAGCATTGGCGAAGGCAGCATGATCTCCAAGCGCAAAAGGAAGTAGCCATGCTCATTCCCATGTCCCC